AATGGGTTTAAACGCTGAAGATACGTTTCCTGGTGAAATTTGGGATTTTCGTTTGGGTCCAATATTCTGGGAGAAGTTTATGGCAACATATCCGATGGAATTATTTGATGAAGATAAAAAACACATTCAACATTATTTGTTTATGCGTTTTTCAGCATTAGATGCTAAAGAATTTTTTAGAGTTGCCAATCTTATTTTAGCTGGTGACCCTAAGGGTAACAAATTTATTCAAGATATGGTTAACGATATTGTTCGTGAACTTAAAAATCAAGAATATAAAGATGCAATGGGAGAAGATGATGACGACTATAGTGGTGTAGATTTATCTGATTTAGGTTTATAAAAAAATAGAAATATGAAAAAGAGAATTACGGAATCTGATATTAATAGATTAGTTAACAGAATTGTTAACGAAGACATGGAAGACACAGACCTTAGATTTGGTGTTGGTTATAACAAACAAACTGAGCTCGTTGATGATGTTATCAATAGAATTAAAGAGCACGGTAAAGAATACATCAGAGAACTTAATAAGTTGAACATGGAATTCCCTGTTGAAAAATATAAAAGAGTTCCAAGAACAACAAGAGATACTTTTGAATTACCAAAAGGTATTAGAGTTCAGAGTTCTATATTTCCCGGTGACGATGAATAATAAAAATATCTAATTATTATGAAAAATTTAAACGAAGAATTAAATAGGATAAAAGAAATAATGGGAGTTATTTCTGAGCAAAAAGAATTAAAGAAACCAACGTCGGACGCAGTTAAAACTGATGAACCGACTAAAAAACCAGAATCTGAGTCGACTAAAAAACCAACGGCAAAACCAACTAAAGAGCCAACATCCACGCCAAAACCAACTAAAGAGCCAACATCTACGCCAAAACCTACGCCAAGACCAACTAAAGAGCCAGTGTCAACGCCAAGACCAACTCCAACGGTAACAACAAAACCAAGACCAACGTCAACTCCAAAACCTACGCCAAGACCAACACCAAAACCTACTGAAACGCCAAAACCTACGCCAAGACCAACACCAAAACCTACTGAAACACCAAAACCAAAAAGTTCTTGGTTAACTAAGCAGATGGATAGAAAACCAAAAAATAATTTGGAAAAAAATTTAAAGGCTATACAACCTGGTGGTAATGAAAAAGATACAGGTATAGACTCAAACCCACTATGGGCTAAAATAGATTAATAAAAATTGAGTAGGTGTGCAAGAATCAACTGTATTAAATTTATTTAAAGAGTTTACTAATGGTACAGTTGACCTTTTTGGGTTAAAATGTATCCCTGCTGTTATAAACAGCATTCACGAATCAGGAGAATCTACATACCAAATAGGTTTTGAAATAGAAAATCCAAGTAACGTTTCATATTTTGGACCCATAGTACATGAGGAACTATTCGAATTAGTTAATAGTTTTGGTGAATACATCAATATAAAAGTGGTACCAATAATTTTATGGGGTCACCATAGAACAGAATTTCATTTGAATGGTGAAATTAGAAATAAAATACAAAAAGTTTTTGATTCAGTTAGAGAACTCAAATTCACAACAGGAACTCCGTTTGTTGGACACAAACGATGGATTATCCAAATAGAATCTATTGGGTTAAAAACCAAATATTATGATGGTGATTCGTATTATATTGACAATACAGTTGTTCCAATATCAGCTACAAAAAATGGTGAAAATGTTGATGTTGATGAAGCAATAAATACATATATTGATGATTTCTTAGCTCATTATGCAGAACCATATTACGAAACTGAAGAATATTATGAAGATATTGATGGAGTGATTAGTCAATATCCACTTCTACATGCCGACTATGTTGCAACTTACTACGACACCAAGTTTATCCGATAAGAGATTTACTACGTTTTTGACGGTGAAAAGTAATTGCAAATCTGTGAACCTCATCTTGAATAGATGCTAACAAGTTAAAAAACTTATTTCTCTCAAATTTTACAACATCACCGTCAACAAAATGTAAATTTTCTGACTTGTGAGACGAGTTCTTACTAATAGACACCAAATCCACCCTATCAAGTAGTGAAAGTTCCTCAAATACCCTCTTTGCTACGGATAATTGACCTTTACCCCCATCAATAATAACCAAATTAGGTAAAGTTTTACGTTCTTTGAGTAATCTTGTAAACCTTCTACGTAAAACCTCATCAAATGAAGCGTAATCATCAGGACCAACAACAGTTTTGATGTTGAATTTACGGTATTCACTCTTGTTTTTCTTACCATTTGTGTATCTAACAAGACCAGAAACCTGACAATCACCCATAGTATGGGAGTTATCGTACATTTCTATGTCGATTGGGGTGAATTTTAACCCAAAACGTGTCTTAAAGTCGTCAGCAAGTACCAAATATTCACCAACTCTTGTAGATTCTAACAGTTTTTCACACTTATCAAGTGAATCTACACGGAATTTAACCAAATTTGCTTGTTCAAACTCCAATTTTGTACTAAAATAGTTCATTTGACGTGTCAATTTACGTCTAATAGTGTCAAAATTGAATGATAATAGTTGTTTTACCTCATCAATAACAGATTTATAGACAAATTTGTTGGTATTTGCTATACATGGAGCGTCACAACGACCCATATGATACTCTAAACACACAGAAAACTTACCATTTTCTACATTTTCAGGTGATAAATCATAAGAACATGAGCGTAAATTAAAGATATCGTGGATAGAATCGTATATTTCATACGCCAAATTACTACTTGGTACTTCTAAAAGGGGTGTTGAGTCTAAATTAGTGTCATTTTTGACCTCTAAACGTGGAAAATTACCATCAGATAGGGTAATATACCACTTTTTTGACCTATCATCCTTCAATTTGATGTTAAATTTAGGTTTGTGGGTCTTAATTAGGTCATTTTCAAGTACAAGTGCGGAATTTTCGTCTAAAGTGGTCAAAAAATCAACATCTGCAACGTTTTCTACCAATAATTTGGTCTTATCTGAGTGTTTATTACCCGAAAAGTACGATTTTACCCTATTTGGGAGGTGTTTTGCCTTACCAACATAGATAATTTGACCTTTTTTGTCTTTAAAAAGGTAACAACCACTGGATTTTGGGATATTTTGGAGTTTTTCGGTCAACATTATCACAAATATACGTGTTTTTTGGTCAAATTACAACAAAAACAACTATTTATTGGTATGAAAATCATAATTACAGAGTCACAATACCGTTTTTTGGTCGAAAATACCCAAGAAATAGACCAAATACTAGATAAAATGAGTGAAAATGGGTACGAAAACCTATCAAATGACGAAAAAATGACCCTAAAAGCCTATTCTGAGTGGTTAAATAAGGGTGAAAAGGGTGAATTTACCCCCCAAAATACCCCTAAAAACACCCCAAAAAGGGGCTAAAAAGGGGTCAAAAACACCCCCTATGAGGGGTCAACCAAGGTCATGTAGTCAAGGCGAGTGAGGTCAACAGTTGGTGGGCCATAGCGTCTGTATGTGCCTTGTTGCTCTAGTTGTGTCTTCTCTGCGTGGTGTGCATAGCAGAGGGATTGGAACTTGTTGATGAAGAACGCTTCTTTGCTTATCTGTCGCCACGGGAATACATGGTCAACTACTGTGGCCTGTGCCACTATGCCTTCTGAATCACATCCTGCACACAGTGGATGCTTGCTTAGTTGTATCTGTCTTAATGCTAACCATTGAGCAGTGTTATACATACCGTTGGATTCGGTACGCTTACGGTTGTGCTTCTGGTCGTATGTGTCTCTACCACCATGTTCTAAGCAATAGCCGTTGTACTTAGAGCGTGGGTTCTTACAGCCAAGGTCCTTGCAGATAGTGGACGATGGGACTGATGGCACTTACTTGAGGAATCGTAGTTTGTAGATGGTGCTGTCTACCAGTGCTGCCATCTCATCTGTAATGTTCTGCAACTCACTATCTTGAGGTAGTTGTTCACGCGCTACTTTAATGTAATCATTCATTGAAACAATGTATTCAAGTGGCGCACTTGGTAATTCATACTCAGTAGTGTAGTTCTCTATAATTCCATACTTACCTTGGTAAGCCTCTGCGTAAGAGTCTGTGAGTTCGTTTAACTCATTGTAATACGCACCTAAAGCCACATGCACAGCGTAACTCTTGGTCTGTAAATGTAAGATATGTGCGTTAGTCACCGCATGAAAAAGACATTGAACAAAGTCGGCAGGGGTATATTGCATTTCAGATTCCTTAAATCCAGATGCATGAGCCGCTTGCGCTACTGATACGGCTTTAGCTTTAGTAGGAAACGGTCCTTGTGAACCCCAGAACCAACCTTTATCAGTCTTTCTTAGCGGCATATTTGTAAACCTTTGCGGGTCCTGTAACGGGTTTTTCAGGTAATGATTCTTGAATACGCGTAACTCTACCTTTTTTATAAAGATAAATCAAAGTAGTCTTAATTGAATGAAGTTTATGTAAAACTAATTCATTCTGAATTTCACGCGTAGACAATTGTTTGTCTTTAATACAATTTAAAATCTCGCTAATCATTGTAACTTTCATGTTTTCTCCTGTTAATAGATATTATAACTGTTTAACAAACTTATAAATAGTGTCTTTGTGTATGTCTTGATCGTAACTGTCTATATAACCTTCTATGCCATCGTAGTAATGTTCAAATCTAATATATGGGTGGTCGCATCTGCCTTCTGACTTCATTTGCTTTTGAAACTGTGGTGTGCAATCAGTGCAAAACCAACTTTTAGCAGGTGGAAGAATGTTCATTGCCGTTAGTCGCCATTCTTTATACTGTTCAAATGTAGCACACATAGGAATACGTTTAACATGAATTCTTAACAGTTTGTTCCATTCTTCTATGTCTACGTTTCTATTGTTGTTTATTTTGAATTTCATTTCAGCTTAAACCTATCTCTACACGGTGAGCAGACATCATTAATCAATCTGCCTGACCACTCACCGCACAAATCACACTCTCCCTGTCTGCCTTTGTCCATCTTGGCTTTAGTTGATACGTATTCAATTTTACGTTTTAACATTTCTTCAGCATATAAATTTGCTTGGTCAATCTCGTCCATAACTTTCTGCCAAAAGTTTATAAGTGTTAATCAAAAGTTCTATTTCGTTTCTACCATATTTAACTATCTCGTATTTCCGCGACATAAGAAAGTTAAATTCATCCTGACCATAAGTCTTAATAATGTAATTAGCATAGTCATCTTGTCTGCCGTCTTGAAAATGGTTACATCTAAAACACTGCGGATGAACATTGGTAAGTGTCCACCTTACAGACCTATACTGTCTTTTAATAAAATGTCCTGCGTCTGTTTCCTTCCAGTGTTTAAGAACTCCACATGTAACACACTGAACTGTCCCGCCTTCATCTGCTCGTGATCTTCTAGCTACTGTAGAAAAATATCTATCCAACTTTTTTTCCAGAAAGGATAGCGTTGGCGCTTTTTTCTTTGCGCCTTTTACAGTAGCCTTTACAGCCGCAGTGCGGGTCTTTCGTGTAGTCTCCAAAATCACCCCATCTTTTAGATAAAAAATCTGATTGTTCTTTTCTGCTTACTTTGCAAGGTTCGGAATTGATATAACGATTGCGACATTCAGAACAGTTAAAATCATAATGTCCTGTTTTTTGGTTGCACATATCTTGTTTCTTTACAAAAACTACAAATCCATCTTTTAAAGTATTTTGTAATTTTCCAGATGCCGTTCTTAGGGTCTCTATAATTATTACAATTCGAGCAGTATTTAACAGTCTCCATATATTACCCCAAAGTTAAAAGTCAGTGTTAGTTTTTTTAACAGTCATTTTTCTAGTTAATTTAGACATCAAATCACTAAGCATCTTTTTATTCTGTTCGGACATTGTATTACTTACCGGTCTAGCAAGTGCTAATCTTTGCTCTCTAGGCTTTAACAGTCTATAAGCTACAGCAGGAGAAGGAAACTCCTCACAAGTAGCAGAACAACTTACAAACATTGCTTTTAACCTTTCTCTATCCTGTTCTTCATTCCATGCGACAGGATAAGATTCAAACGCTTGACACCATATCTCTGCTACTGGTCTCAATGTCTCAGCAGAAGGAGTATTTCTCAAACGTAAAGCAGATAATTTCTGCACTCCCTCAAATATCTCAATTTTCAAGAAGTTCATTAGATTTCCCTTCGTTTTTTAACCGATCAATTTCAACCTGTAAAGACATAATCCCTTGCATAGTCTTAGATGGCGTTATCTGTTTTTCTTTATCTGATATAACCCAATCTGCTTTAAATCCTCGCCATCCTCTAGCCGCACATTCAGCTAATGCCATTTCTAATGTCCAACCTGCTTTGTTGGCTTCTTTCTGTATTGAATTTATAACAGTCTCGCTAATGACTGCTTTGCTTTTCTTTCTTTGTTCAACAAAAGAATCCCACACATCTTGTGAAACGCCGTCAGGCGCTGTAGTTAATTTGGTTTTTGGTTTATGGTTATTGGTTATTGGTTCTTGGTTTATGGTTAGCATAGCGTTCGCATCTGATTCGCAATGCGTTTGCAATGCGTTCGCATTTGGTAACTCTTTGTTTTTATTCCATCTTTTATTTGCAGACTCTTTTGCTTTGTCAGATTTGCCGTGAAAAGATTTTATTTCTTCCTCGCATCTTTTATGCAACCACTTGCCGTTTTGCTTAAAAAAGAAATCTTGCAATATACGCTGATACGCTTCTTGTTCCTCCGCACTGCGAACGCATACCAGTCGCATTGCGTTGGCATCAAGAGGTTTTTCAGTAATGTAATAAAGGTCTAAAAGTTGACGATATATGCCGTGTTCAAGCAAAGTTAAATGACCGGTATCTCTACGATAATCGCCTATATGGTGTTGATAGTAATACATTAAAAAGTCTCCATTGGTGGACAGTCCCAGTGTGATAATTACCGGGTCGGCTCACCTTGTTGCAGGTAGAAAACGGCATCTGAGACCGTCCCCGATGGAGACTTTCAAATACCGACCATTTGCGCTTATCACGGCACATGTCAATTCTTGCATGATTTACGTATTCAATGCAAATTTCCTTTAAAAATCACATTGTGAACTAAAATATTTTTAACTGTTTGGCTAAGTCATTGATTTATATAGGATAAGAAAGTTATAAAGTTCTTGCAAAGACTGTTACAAGTCTATATAATTTTTTACATGGTCAACCCGACCAGATAAATGGAGAAACAAAATGAATATCATCGAATCACTCACAGTCCGCATTGAAGAATATCGCACCACCAACAAGCAACCTTGCAAAAATTACGCGACTCAAGAAGCCGCAGAAAAAGCAACTGCAAAAGCCGCTGAAACCGCCGGAAAATATTTTGATAGCAAAGGTGTTCCTTCTCGCTACGTTGTTTTCTTTATTCCTGCATGGAATCGTTGGGTTGGTGGATTGGACTATACCGAATTGTTCCGCCGTTCAACTGCAAACGGTGGTTACATTGGCGCAATCAAAGGATTTTACGTTTACTAAATTATAGGGGAGAAATCCCCTATTTTTATTTTATTTTGATTAAGTCATTGATTTATATAAGATAAGAAAGTTATAAAGTTGTTGCAAATACTTTTAACAGTCTATATAATTCTTTACATGGTCAACCCGACCATACAAAAAAAGGAGATTCAAATGAAACAGTTAAAAATTAAAAAATCAAATTTATACTTAGGTCAATTAGTAGTTACATCAATTGCTGATGATGCACAAGTGCGAACCGTCAGCCACATATTTGATTCATCAACTATGGTTGAGTTGCAATGGATGGAAGGAACAAATCATTGCACCCAAGGTGTAGATTATTCATTACTAATGATTCCTACTATTAAACAAATTGAAAACTCAATTTTTAATTATGGGAAATTAGTATCTGCTAAAGAAATAATAAACTTTTAAATTATAGGGGAGAAATCCCCTATTTTTATTTTAATAAAAGGATAAAAAATGAATTCTACAAATGAAAAACAATTTGATGATTATTTTCCAGATCGATCAGAGTTAAATATTGATGTTATTGAACATCATGCAAAAATGCACAATTTATCCGCGTCTGACGAATTAATATCATTTGCGGGTGCAATATGGGCGGAATGTAAAACTAAATTTGAAATTGTTAATATTATGGACGGTTTTCAAAATTCATACAATCAAGAAGTTTACCAAGTTTGGGCAATCACTAAATTTGACCAAAGAATTTTATGTGGTTTATTTTATACGCAACAACAAGCAAAACAATACATTAGAGAGTGTAAAAATGATGACTGATAAATTAGTTTTTTGGATATGTATGTTGGGTTTTACAATTGTTATTATTAACGGGTGGTATTTATGATTAACAAAGAGTTAGCAGAAATTTTAGGCGGTTTTTTAGCAGTAGCAGATTTTGTTAGAGATACTCCTAATATTAATAATGATTTATTACGTGAAAAGTTAATTAATTTACTAGAGGATTACGAACAATATGAAAACAATAGCCACAGCGTTAGTTAATTCGCAAAGAGCCTTTGGCAAGGCTTTAAAACAGTCTACAAACCCGCACTTTCGATCTAAGTATGCTGACCTATCATCTTGTATTGACGCAGTTATAAATGCGCTTAATGACAATGGTATAGCGTTGATTCAGCATAATCACGAATGTGATAACGGTGTCATTGTAGAAACCATTTTTTTACATGAATCTGGTGAATCTTTAACAACTGGTAAACTGCATGTTCCCGCTGTAAAACATGACGCTCAGGGTTACGGTTCGGCTTTAACCTACGCTCGCAGATATTCATTAATGGCGGCTTGCGGTATTGCACCTGAAGATGACGATGGTAATGCGGCATCCAAATCATCACCAAAACCTGTCAAATCAAATCAGGTTGCACCCGTTAAACCTTCTGATACACAAGAAGTTATAGATTCTTTAAACGATTGTAAATCGCTGGTAGAACTTGCATATGTTTGGGCGGAATTAACACCCGAAGCTAGAGAATGGCATATAGAACTTAAAGACGAATTAAAAGCTAAATTATCTAATACAAAGGATACAAAATGAGAGAAGAAAACAAATTTCAAGGCACTGGTGAATGGTTTAATCAGCGCACAGGTAAACTAACTGCTTCGAGAATGGCATCTGCTATGGCATTTTTACGCGCCAAAGCAGGTGAAGTTCCAAAAGAATCTAGTGAACGTAAAAAGTTAAAAGTTGAAATTCTTGCTGAAAGATTGACTGGAAATATTGTTCCTAAATACGTCAATGATGCCATGAAATTTGGCATGGAAACTGAACCTTTAGCTAAACAAGCATTTGAAGCTAAAACTGGTTTATTAATTAAAGACGTAGGTTTTGTAAATCATCCTACTATTGAAAATTTAGGATGTTCACCTGATGGATTTGTATCAGATGGTCATTAATTGAAGTGAAATGTCCAAATACTGTAACTCATTTAAGTTACATAATGGAAAACAAAATTCCAGATGATTACAAACCTCAGATGCTTCTACAGTGTCTTGTTACTGAAAGAACTGAAGTTTGGTTTGTATCGTTTGACCCAAGAGTTCCCGCTAAACATCAGTTGTTTGTTAAAAAATACATTCCAACCAAAGAAGAATTAAATGCAGTAGAAAAAGCCGCTATTCAATTTTTAGAAGAAGTAGATTTTATGTTTGATTCAATAACCACGGAGATATAATATGGAAAACAATAATCGCGGCACATTAGGTAAAAATCGTAAACCAATGGAAGAAAGAAACGTAAACGCGCCAGAGTATCAGGGAAAATGTATTGTTGATGGCGTTGAGTATTACGTTTCAGGTTGGATTAGAACTAACACTAACGATAACTCTAAATTTTTTAGTTTAGCTTTTACGCCTAAAGATGAAAAACCTCAACCATCAAAAAGTTCCATTCGAGATATTGATGATGATTTGCCATTTTGAAATACAAAAGGATAAAAGCTATGCAAATACAAGATAACGAAGATGATATGGATTTTATTGGCGACACACGTTCAAATTTTATATGGACATCTGGAAGTGATGTTCAAAAAGTTTGGCGTAAATACGGTTGGATACCGCCTAGTGAATATCGTAACGATTTTCTGTTTTCTAAAAATCGCGGTAAATTAGATAATGAGAATTGATCTTCACGAAAGTGAATTACTCATCTGTAGGTTTATTGCTGTCATGCGTCAATCTTGCGCTATGAATAAAGTGGTAGATCAACAGATGGGTAAACAAGATACTTGGGGTATTAATATTGACGGTTTAGTTAGTGAATATTGTGTAGCTAAATATTTAAATTTGCACCTTGATATTTCTGTTTTCAACAGGAAAGGTAGTTCAGATTTATTAAGTCACAAAGACAAAACCATTGATGTTAAATCTACTCGTTACAAAAGTGGCAAATTATTAACCACTTTAAAAAAGATAGGAAATCCATCTGACCATTATATTTTAGTTATTGTTGATGATTTTGGTGGTGATATTATTGGTTGGATTTCAAAAGAAAATCTTTTTATTTCGGAAAATATAATTAATGTTGGTCACGGTTTAACTTACGGAGTAGAACAATCTAAATTAACATTGTTTAAATAAATATAATAAAGGCACAAAAACATGACTAAAGACGAAATAATTGAGATGGCTAAACAGGCTGGTTTTGAAGAACATCAAGCAAAGTTTGATACACGCTTTGAACCCTTTGCAAAACTGGTAGCAGAAAAAGAACGTGAGGCGTGTGCAAAGTATGCGGATACCCTTCAGCTTGATTTAGTTGCCGCCGACATTCGAGCAAGGGGACAATCGTGACTAAGAAAGATACAGACTAGACTCGTATTGTCGTCTTTTTAAAAGACCAGGCAGGATTTTCCCACCTGCCCTGCAATACTTTAAGAACTCTTGTGCCGCACCCTCGTGGTCACCCCGAAGAACCTTTTGACGGAGTGTTGATCTTTGTAATGTCCCCAAGCCAAGATTAAAACTAAAGCTAACCAAAGAATCAAATCTATTCTGATTAAGAATTCCGCAAAAGTTAGTGACCCCTCGTTCAAAATTAGATAAATCTTTTCTAAGAATTGCATTAACTTCCTCTTTTGTAAATATTTTATTATCTTCTGATTTTAATTGAACAGACATTCTATCTATCATTGATAAATGTGCCTGTGTTGGATACATCACATGTCCAACACCGATAGTCCAAAGATATGCAGGACAGCGGTAGGGTTTGAATCTGACCCCTTCGTGATGTTTCATTACCTCTAATGCTTGCGGACTAATGTTCATTTTTTGCTAAAAGCCTGTGTGCCGAACCAAAACGCTACAATACTACTCCAAATAATTTGAGTATCGGAATCCCACAGAGAATCCATTGCAGTGGTAAATTCTACGCCGGTCTGCAAAGCATAGTAAAACCCAAAAACATCTACAAATACCAGTAGCGCAAACATCCCAAAGGTAATGGCAGGTCGCACTATGGCACGTGCATTAATCACCCATTGACTTGCACCTTGACCTATTGCTATATCGTGCTGATAAAGTGCTTCCCGTTCTTTTAAAGCTATCTCTTGAGATTGAACTTCAGAACTAATAGTCAACTGTTCAGTTTTAATATCCTCAATTTTGGCTTGCATTTCGTAACCTGCTTTTTTTAATTCCAATTCCCGTTCAGTTTGCATCCTAGCCAGTTCTAACTCGTGTTTTTTATCAGATTTATCTTGGAAAAACGCAAGTATATTAGGCAGTCCACCGGACACAAAGGATAACAAAGTTGATA